GACATCTGGTTTGAAATTCAAGACTGCCCTGGTGAAATCTTTGACATTCCAGAGATGTCTGATTCCAAAGATTTCGATCTGAATGGTTACCTCAACGCCGACTACGACTACTGATCATGATTGAAACTCTTCTTGCTGCTGCTCTAATTGTGGGGCAGATTGAGATTGCTCCTGGTATCATCCAAACTGAATACCTGGTGAATGACATTGTGATCACCGAAGTTGAGGATCGTAACTGATGTTTGCTTCTCTTGTTTTGCGCCACCACTTTCACCGAATGTTGGGCACCGTGACACCTGATACATACAACTTCGGGGGTGATGGTGTCACTCTGTTGGGTCTAGTTGGAGTCATCTCCACCTTCATTATCATCGTGACAGCATTCCGCCGCTACTACGGTTCGCCACTGCGCAAATGAAATCTTTCATTCTGGGAGTTATTTTTGGTGGTGCAATGTCATCGGTGGGGTTTAGCTCCATTGCTCCAATTCTGGACAGTGGAATGAGAACAATTCAGCAAACTTCCATCAATGTGGTTCGCAATCAACAGGGCAACATTACGCCTCAGATATACCCAGATCCCCTGCCTTTGCCCAGTTCTCAAAGTGGCACACAATTCTCCCGTTTCACTCCCTGATGCTCTACACTGATTATATCAGGGGTTGAGAAACACCTGAGTTCCTTGATTTCACCGCTTGAAAACTAGAACAACTTCGCTCTTCTTTGTCATCTACTTCCTCATCTTTGGTCATGGAGGTATCATGAAGAAAGCAAAATTGAATCTAATCGAACTCCCCGAAATTCACGCTTGATTGACATGATTACGACCTCTTTTGCTTACGGTGAGTCCTACGGTGTGAAGGATCATTATGGTTTCGATGAGCGGGATCATGATGACTTCTACACTGCCGAAGATTATGATCAACGGGCAGCAGAGCGGGACGGTTGGAGAACTGTCACATGGGATGGGCGCTGACCCCCTCCGACCCCTTATAATTGATTCATACCAAACGAACCGAACTGATGAGCACTCAAACTTTCAACGGATGGGCAAACTGGGAAACCTGGAATGTTGCTCTCTGGATTGCTAATGATGAGAGCATCTATCACGCTGCCACTGACTGCACTTCCTATCAGCAACTGGTTAAAATGCTCTGGGAATGTGGCAGCAAAGAAACCCCAGATGGTTGCCGCTGGGATGACCCTAAGATTGACGGATTGGCAATCAACGCTATGATTTCCGACCTCTGATTTGGAGTCCTGAGTAAGACTTAAAACTGCTCACTTTCACACTTCAAACTTCACTTTTCTTTTTGATTATGACCCGCGAACTTGCTATCAACCTGCTGCGCCAAGGTAACAACGGTGAGCAACTTCTCCAGATCCTTGACACTGTGGTTGATGAAATCACTGAGCAGAATGTTGATGATGCTGCCCAACATTTTGCCGCGATTTCGATGCCCACTCTGGAATCTGTGGAGTTCTGAGTCATTATTTCAAATTGTGTCGGGGGCGCTCTGAGGTGCCCCTGATGCCCTAGGATGATCAAACAACCAAAGGGAAACCCCCGCCAATGTTCCGCTCCTACGCTGCCTGCTCTGATCTTCAGAACCGCGCCACGATGTGGTCTTGCTTTAAGAATGCAGAGCAGCAGATCACCCGCGATGGGCAACCTCAGGTGTTCGATTCGGTGTTCATCGCTGCCTGCTATCGCGACCGCTATTCTGAGGATGTAAAGCGGTGAATCCCGCCCTCCCTGTGCCACTTAGATAGGTTGCACAGGGTTACCCCGAAGGGGGGCATCTACCGACTAGGATTACTTCAGTTCAAAAAAACACCGAACCCAATGCTCTACCCCGCTCACAACATCGAAGGGCAAATGATCATCCGCGATACTGAAACTGGCAAAGTGTTTCTGTCGCAAATGGAGAACAAAAAGTTCCGTGAGGTGATTGCTTCTCTCTACAACTTCCTTGGTGAGACTCAACTTGATTGCGATGCCGCTTATGATTGGGTTTGCGATCAGGTGGGCATCAATACCTTTGTTGCTGATGAATGGGCATGGGATTGTTTCTGGAATGTGTGGGATTCTGCCCGCGCTTCCTGACCCTTTCCTCCCCCTACTTCTTTCCTACAATGCGAATTCAAACCCCCTACAATTTCTCCCGCTTCGCTTACTTCGGGTTGGACACTTCTGCCCGCTCTGGTGATGAGTTTCTAGGTTGCGGGTTGGGTAGATTTTACTTCGGAATCTACCCCACTCAGTATGGTTTTGAAATTTCCTACGGCATACTGAATGCCAACGATTGCCTCAACTGATTCACACTTTCCCACAAACACTTTTTCCTCCAATGACTGAATCCCGCACCGTAACTTTCACCAACGTTATTGATCAAACGGAGCAAACTCTGACCTTCCCAGATTACACCAGCGCCTACCGATTTGTGCTGAGTTTGCATGTTGCTGGTGTTCAGGCAGTGGTGAATCTTATGCCTGAAGATTGCGCCGCCTGATCACTCTTACTTCCACAAACCACACTACACACTCTCCAATGAACTTCACCACCGCAACTAAACTTGATTTGGCAATTGCAGAGGCACGGGGAGAGTTCAAAGTTACCCGCCTTCCTATTCGCTACGCCCGCAAATCTGAATTGGTGATGAGCAGGGTTGGCGGAGGTGGTTCCCGTTGGAGCAACTCCACTGGTGGCAATGGCAGACTCAAAGCAGGGCAACTCCGCCCCGAAGAGATTGCTCTGAAATCTGCTCTGAGGTAACAACGAAGGGGTCACGAATGCAGGGGGCAGTATCATTCGTTCTCAGCATTCGTGATGGGCAGTGATCCTTATAACGTTATCGTTATAATGGCGCGGCCGTGCGGTTACCCCCGTTTAAAAAAAGCAAACTACCCTAACCTACAACGGACCTAAGAAGCGAGAGTGATTATAAGGCCCCTTGAAAAATTTCCACCAGAATGCTAAAATGAATTCAAGATTTTCCAAAAAAATTCCGCCCAGAAAAAAATGACACGAAGACCTCAACCGTATTGGAATTTTTGGAAAGTTGTTTTCGCGGGATGGTTGATACGCTATCCTAAGACATTCTTTAAGATCTTCGGAATACCCATTGGAATGATGATCGTCTGGATATATAATATGATCGCAAGGTAGGATAAAGATTCAAAAAATGCTTGAGAAAATATATCACATATACGCGAAAGAAAATTGTCTGTTTCATTCATTGAAAGAAGAAGAATTCTACACAACTTGGAATACATTGAAGACGATGGTAGGTATTATGAAAACAGACTATACAATGGACGATCTGAGTTACGAAGAACTCTTAGTAAATAAGGAGATCAGTCGGGAAACCTCAAACTGAACCCCCTTTACAGATACTAAATAGCACGATAGAATTGACCTGAAGGTTTTTATTTCTTATGGCAAAAGGATTCACTGTTAAAGCAAAGGCTCCCACAAAATCAGATTCTGAGTGGGATTATGATGCAATCAAAGAAAGAATGAGAGGAAAGACGATCGTCTTCTGTCTTCCAGGAAGAGGATGTTCGTTTATTTTCCTCAAGGCATTTGTGCAACTCTGTTTTGATCTTGTGCAGAATGGTATGGGAATTCAGATTTCTCAAGACTATTCTTCAATGGTCAACTTTGCACGTTGTAAGTGTCTAGGAGCAAATGTTCTCCGAGGTCCCAAGCAGGTTCCTTGGGATGGAAAACTACAATATGATTATCAACTCTGGATTGATAGTGATATTGTTTTTAATACTGAAAAATTCTGGCAACTTTGTGATGTTGCATTCCCTGCGGATGCAATTGACGAAGAAGGGAATGTTGATGATACCAAGAAGAAAGGAATTGCTGCTGGTTGGTATGCAACCGAAGATGGTGTCACTACCTCTGTTGCACATTGGTTAGAAGAAGATGACTTCCGCAAGAACGGTGGAGTCATGAATCACGAAACCACTGAGAGTATCAGCAAGCGTCGGAAACCATTTACAGTTGATTACACTGGATTTGGTTGGGTATTAATTGAGAAAGGAGTTTTTGAAAGTCTTGAGTATCCCTGGTTTGCTCCAAAGATGCAAGTTTTTGAATCTGGTGCAGTACAGGATATGTGTGGAGAAGATGTTTCATTCTGTCTTGATGCAAAAGAGGCAGGATTTGAGATCTGGTGTGATCCTCGCATTCGCGTTGGACACGAAAAGACTCGTATTATCTGATACATATGTTCAATATTCTTTATAAAGGCAGAAAGATTTACTCAAACCTTGATTATGAAGAATGCGCGGAGATTCTTTCAGAACTCTCATTGAATTATTATGAAACTGGTGAATATGATCCGAATTACATTGAATTGGAGGAAATTGTAAATGGCTAAGAGACCATCTTCTGGCGGTGCAGTTAAAATCGAGTCTAAACCCAAAAAGACTCGACAGGGTGCAGGGAAACATACGAAGTATGCTGCGTCGTCTCGCAATGGAGCACGAAAACGGTATCGGGGACAAGGTTAATATCTTAAGTATCACGGGAAATTCTTATTTCTCGTGATTTTTTTTATAAATTCTTATGTACTCTTCAAAATCTTATGGAATCTTCGGAACCTTATGAGTACATTCGGAATTGGATAGTGCAAGTCTCTCGTATAAGAGGAGAATTGAATGGGTTTTCTGTATGTCCTTATGCAAAACAGGCAAAATACAAGATCTTAGAGGTTGATATAGAGAACTTAACGGTCGAAGATGGGTATGATGTGATTATTTTTGTAGTTGACATCAACCTATCATTGGAAAATATTCAAAAATGGTGTAAAATATATAATCAAAAGTACTCTGAATGGAAATTTTTTGAAGATTGTGCCTCTTATGACACCTTCATTAACGGAATTCAGACAAATAATGGAAAATATAACCTCATTTTGGCACAACCAAGGGAAAAATTAAGAAAATATCGTGAAATATTGGCAAAAACTAACTATTATAAGATGTGGGACGATGAATATTTACAAGAAATTCTAGAGGACGACTATAATTTGCTTGACAAGGGATAGAAACCCCTTAAAAAGTTCTGATTTTAGTCAAATCAGGAGATCAACAATGGGAAAACCATCAGATCGTAGTAAAGAAGTGATGTATCAGATGTGGGGAACCACAAAATTAGTGACAGATTATGAAGTTATTCAAGAAAAAAAGATGCTTCGTGAGATTGGACACGATGAAATCGTTCCTAAAAAGCATAATTTTGAGATTCAGAATGAAATTCATGAAAGAATTCGCAATGAAGAAGATTATGATGATTGGGAATATGGAACAGAACCAATCCCTCTCAGAGAATGGAAATAATGTGAATAAATAAGGTAAGATTATACCTAACGTTAAATGCCTGTAGAGAGAATTAGTAAGGAATTTAAAGATCTTAGTATGTCTCTACAGGTAAGCCCCTTGAATTATGATATTCTGGCAATAAAAAACGAGACTGCAATTGCTCGCGCTGTTCGCAATCTCGTCTTAACTACACCAGGTGAAAGGTTTTTTAATCCCAGAGTTGGATCTGATATTTCTCAATCACTTTTTGAAAATATCGATCCAATTTCAGCATCTGTGATTAAGTCTCAGATCGAAGAAACGATTAAAAACTATGAACCGAGGGTTGAGTTAACTGATGTGGAAGTGACACCTTATTATGATAATAATGAATTCAATGTCACCATTCGTTATAATATCATCGGTATAGATGTTCAACCTCAACAGTTAGTGTTCGCATTACAGCCAACTCGATAAATGGCAATTATAAATTTTACGGATTTAGATTTTGATCAAATAAGGATATCCATTAAAGATTACCTTAGATCAAATTCAAATTTTACAGACTATGATTTTGAAGGATCGAATATGTCGGTCCTGATAGATATTCTTGCATACAATACTTACATATCCTCTTACAATGCCAATATGGTAAGTAATGAGGTGTTCATTGATAGTGCAACTCTCAGAGAGAATGTTGTATCTCTTGCAAGAAATATTGGATATGTTCCTCGTTCAAGAACTGCAGCAAGAGCAAATATATCTTTCTTTATAGATGTATCGAATTATTCAACAATACCTAGAATTGTAACTTTAAATAAGGGTATTGTATGTACTACAAGTTCAAATTTTGGAGGGGAAAGTTATACCTTTGTAACTCTTGAGGATATAACTGTTCCTGTTGTAAATGGAATCGCAAGTTTTAATAATATTGATGTCTATGAAGGGACATTTTTGACAACTAATTTTACTGTAAATCCTAATGTTCCAAGTCCCCCACAAAGATTTATTATTGAAAACTCAAATGTTGATACTAGTTTAATCGATGTTATTGTTTCAAAGACTATCTTTAGTAATGTTTCAAGT